AGAGCGCTGCCACGAACACAGGCGACCAGAGCGCTGCCACGAACACAGGCTACCAGAGCGCTGCCACGAACACAGGCTACCGGAGCGCTGCCACGAACACAGGCTACCGGAGCGCTGCCACGAACACAGGCGGCCAGAGCGCTGCCACGGTCGAGGGGAAAGAGTCGGTAGCAATGTGTACCGGCTATGAAGGAAAAGCCCGGGGTGCGTTAGGTTGTTGGATTGTACTAGCGGAATGGGCCGAAGACAACGAAGGGAGAGACCATATCGTTGATGTCCAAAGCGCAAAAGTAGATGGCGAGAAAATCAAGGCAGATACCTTTTATCAACTTGTGAACAGCGAATTTGTTGAGGCTAAATAACGAATCGAGGAGGCGGTTCCGTGTCTAAGCAAGCGTTAACTCCAACCTGTATTTGTGGACAAGCTATGCAATTTAAACCCGGTGAAACCCTATCTTTTTGCAGAGCCCCGGGTTGTGCCGTGCTATTGGAAAGAGGTCCAGAGGGATATTGGGCTCACGGTAAATCAAGGATTGCGTTTACCCCAATTTTACCGAAGCAAAAGGCGTGCTCGGTGCGTTCAAGGACTGACCGGTATAAGAACTATCCCAAGCAAAGAAGGCGCAAGGGCCGGTGAATCAGGAAAACTACTACGCTTTATGTGTTTGTATTCTGTCAGAACGAATTCCGGACGAGGCTTTTCAAGTCATGCAAATACTGCCTACGCCAAGGAAATTAAAGGACGCCGATATTAGTGAGATTTTGAGGTTTAAAAAGTGCCTAACATGGAAGCAAGTCGGAGAACTATACGGGGTTAGTGACCATGCAATTCAAAAGCGAGTAAGTCGGTCTATTAAAAAGGCTACTTAGGGAGGTAGGTTATGGCTAAGACAACCAATCGTGAAAAACTGCAGAAACTATTTCCGACTCTTGAGGGATTCATGTCCGCGTTTAACAAACACACAAGCCGAGATGCATTTGCTAAAGCGTTAGGCATGAGCGGAACCACTTTGAAGGACCATCTGAAGTGGCTAACGGAGGGTAAGTATCCAAAGGCTGGAGTAGTAGAGCGCGATGGTCCGACGATGGATAAAGCGATCAAGGCCATGGCCCGGGAGAATGGCAAGGAGAACTTGGTATCGGTTTATCGGATCACTGGGGAGTACGTTCCAATGCAGGCGGGTTATGAGGGGCTTGAGTTCGTGAGGACGATGGAGAGCAGGACTTGGGTTGAGGTCGGACACATGATTAATAAAAGATCCGTGAACAAGAATCCTATTTGCGCCTGGTAAAGATTTAAGAGTCAGAAAGAGGAGGACGAACAATGTTTAATGTAAATGTAGTTGTCGAAATCAAAGCACCTGAAATCGTAGAGGTGATTAGGGCCTTAATCGGAGCGCTAGTCGGAGTTAAACCAATCGAGGGCGCGCCGGTTCAAATACCGTCAGTTATTCCCCCGATCCAGCAGCCACAATATTTCCCGCAGATGCAAGAGCCTCAACAAGCGCAACCACAGCTACAACAGGTACAACCTCAGCAAATGCAACTTCAACAGCAAGAGCCGGTTATTCCACAGCAGCAAGCACCAGTCCAGCAAGAGCCGCCGCAAATTCCAGTCCAACAAATGCAACCTCAACAACCTCAACTACCACAGCAGCCGATGCAGCAGCCTTTAACCGCAGTGCCCACCACAGCAGCTAGCTACACTATGGATCAGCTAGCAGTAGCCGCCACGCAGTTAATGGATGCAGGGCGAAAGGTTGAGCTCGTAGCATTACTTACCGCTTTTGGTGTACAGGCTCTTACGATGCTACCTAAAGAGCAATACGGTAATTTCGCTACCCAACTTCGTACAATGGGGGCAAGGATTTAAATGACAGCACACGCATTACTCGGTGCAAGTGGAGCCCATAAGTGGCTCCACTGTACCCCGAGCGCTCGACTCGAAGAAACTATGCCAGATAGCACTAGCACTTACGCGGAAGAAGGCAGCCTAGCCCACGAGATCGGCGAGTTGAAGCTCCGAAAACATTTTATTGAACCGATGGGCGCTAGGTCCTTCAACAGTAAATTAAAAAAATTGCAAGAAAAACCCCTGTACCAAGATGAGATGCTGAAGCATACAGACACTTATTTAAACTACATTTCCGGGGTTGTACACGGTTACGCTGCTCCTCCCTATATTGCGATCGAGAAAAAACTCGACTACAGCGCATATGCTCCGGAGGGCTTTGGGACTGGGGACTGTATCATCATCGGCGGCAACGTCATGTATGTCATTGATTTTAAGTATGGAAAAGGCGTTCCTGTATTTGCGGACAATAATCCTCAGATGATGTTGTACGCAATCGGGGCCATCTTGGAGTATTCGATCTTGTACAGCATCGAGCAGGTCGTCATGGTGATCGTACAACCTAGGCTTGACTCAATATCAGAATTCACGATGTCCGCTGACGATCTGCACTACTGGGCTACAAATACCGTTATGGGTGCGGCTGAAATGGCATGGAAGGGTCTTGGGGAGTTCGTACCGGGTGATCACTGCCGGTTCTGCAGAGCCAAATCTCTTTGCCGCGCAAGGGCTGAATTCAACTTATCGCTAGAGGACTTCAAGCAAACGAAGCCGCCACTTATTTCGAACGAAGAAGTAGGAGAGATCCTTCAAAGGGCTCAGGATCTAGCTAAGTGGGCTAAAGCCCTTGAGGAATACGCCCTCAGTGAGTGCCTTAGAGGCGGCGAGGTGCCAGGATGGAAGGCTGTTGAGGGCAGAGGGTCAAGACAATATGCCAACCAGGATGAAGCGTTTAAAGCCCTCATAGCCGGTGGTATCGAAGAGGCCGTGCTGTATGTGAGAAATCCACTAACTGTTCCGGCTCTAGAGAAAGTTCTCGGTAAAAAGCAATATACCGAACTGTTATTCGATGCTGGGCATGTCAAAACGGAACCCGGTAAACCGACCCTTGCTTTGGCAAGCGATAAGCGCGAACCGATCAAGCCTTTAAATCCGGAAGATGTATTCAAAAATGAAAGCGGAGGAATTGAAAATGAGTAATCAACAAGCAAATTCGACATCCGTAACGACAGGACAAATAAGAGGGAGCTATCTACACCTTTTTAAGCCGTATGCTATTAAACCAACGGATGATCCTAAATACAGCATGACTATCCTTCTGCCGAAATCCGATATAGCCACGAAACAGCGAATTGATGCCGCCATTAATGCCGCTATCCAATTGGGTGTGGCCTCTAAGTGGAACGGAACACGACCGCCGCAAGTGCCAAACCCTATTTGGGACGGGGATGGATTGCGTCAAAACGGTGAACACTTTGGGCCTGAGTGTAAAGGCCATTGGGTATTTACAGCATCAAGTAAACAGCAACCAGCAGTTGTGGATGCTACAGTACAACCAATTCTTAGCCAGTCTGAAATATATTCTGGTATGTATGCGCGTGTGAATGTTAACTTCTATCCTTATTTCAATTCGGGGAAGAAGGGCATTGGGTGCGGCCTTGGACCAGTGCAAAAGCTTATGGATGGTGAGCCATTAGGCGGCGGTATATCTGCTGAGGCTGCCTTTGGAGGAGGCTTTCCACCAGCTCCGCAGCAGCCTTATGCTCCTCAACCTTGGGAACAACAGCAACCACAGCCGCAATACGCACCACAACAACCTCAGTACACACAGCAACCGGGAGCACCGACTTATCCACAACAACAGCCTATGTATCCACAGAATACTCCATCTTATCAACAACCTGCATACCCACAACAGCAGCCAACATATGCTCCGCCAGTACAGCCGATGCCTCCAACCTATCCGCAACAACCGGCGCAGATTGATCCAATAACCGGGTTGCCTATTACGCCGGGTGGCATAATGGGCCTATGAGGCACTTGTCGATAGACATCGAAACATTTTCAAGCGTAGATCTTAAAAAAGCGGGATTGTACAGATATGTACAATCCCCTGATTTCCAAATACTCCTATTCGCCTACTCCTTTAACGGCGAGCCGGTACGAGTGCTAGATATAACGCAAAGAGGAGTGTTACCAAGGGAGATATCAGAGGCTCTAGCGGACCCAAACGTAATCAAGCACGCTTATAATGCCGCGTTTGAGTGGTACTGTCTTAACAAGTTCTACCTTTCTCCTCTTGAACAATGGCGCTGTACGATGATGCACGGTCTGTACTGTGGCTATCCTATGGGCCTTGGAAAGGTAGGCGAAGCAATAGGGATGCAGGAAGATAAGCGCAAGATGGGAATTGGGATGTCCCTGATCCGCACGTTTTGTATACCACAGAAACCGACAACAAAAAATGGGCAGCGCACGCGGACGTTACCACATCACGAGCTTGAAAAGTGGCATCTGTTCAAGCTGTATTGCGCCCAGGACGTTGTTACCGAAATGGAAGTGGAAAGACGTCTATCTAATTTCCCAGTGCCAGATCAGGAACAAAAGCTTTGGGAACTGGACCAGCGGATCAACGCTTATGGGGTTGCTGTGGATCCCGGATTGATCGAAGGTGCTCTATGTTGCAGTGAGGTTAGCACTACAGAGCTAATGGCAGAAGCAATTCAGCTATCCGGACTTGATAATCCTAAAAGCGTCAAGCAATTGACTAAGTGGTTGGCTGAGGAAACCGGTGAAGAGGTCGCGGATCTTCAGAAAGCCACTGTGGCAAGTATGATCAAGACTACGGACAGCGGCACAGCCCGACGAATGCTTGAGATCCGGCAAGAACTATCAAAAACCTCTGTAAAAAAATACACCGCTATGCAATCAGCGGTGTGCATTGATAACCGGATCCGCGGACTCTTGCAGTTTTACGGAGCGAACAGAACAGGCAGATGGGCCGGGAGACTGGTCCAGGTGCAAAACCTCCCTAAGAACTTTCTTGAAACGCTTACCCATGCTAGGGATTGCGTGAAGGCCAAAAAGATAGATGTCCTAAAAGTTATATACGGCAATGTACCAGATACTCTTTCCCAGCTTATACGCACGGCCTTTGTTCCGTCTCCCGGGAACGTGCTTGTAGTGGCAGACTTCTCCGCCATTGAGGCCAGGGTAATTGCTTGGTTAGCTGGGGAGCAGTGGCGGCTTGAAGTGTTCGCCACTCACGGAAAGATTTACGAGGCATCGGCATCAGCGATGTTCGGGGTGCCGTTAGGGCTAATCAAAAAAGGCAATCCAGAGTACGAACTTAGACAAAAAGGTAAGATCGCAGAATTGGCCCTGGGATATCAAGGAGCCGTAGGTGCGCTGATCACGATGGGCGCTCTGACCATGGGCCTAACAGAAGAGGAACTTCCTGATGTTGTTAGGCGTTGGAGGGCAGCGAACAAGCGAATTGTTGACCTGTGGTTTAGTCTTGAAAATGCCGCGCTGCAAGTTATGAGGACTGGACAAGCAGTCGGGGTTAAAGGTCTGATACTAGCCCGTGAAGGTGACTACGAAAACCAACAAGACTTTTTCACAATAACCCTACCGAGCCGACGAAAACTCTTTTACCCCAGACCTTTTTTACACCAAAACGATTTTGGCAAAGAAGCATTACACTATCACGGAGTTGACCAGAATACCAAAAAGTGGGGCGTTATTTCGACATACGGGGGGAAGCTCACGGAGAACATTATCCAGGCGATAGCCAGGGACTGTTTGGCTGAAAGCCTGATGAGGGTTAACGCTGCAGGATATCAAACCGTGATGCATGTTCATGATGAGTGCGTAATTGATGCTCCGGAGACGCAAGCAGATCTGGCCCGAGTTTGTGAGATTATGGGCGAACCGATTTCGTGGGCTCCTGGGTTATTGCTTAAAGCAGCGGGCTTTACTTCTACTTACTACAAAAAGGATTGAGGTGAGAGCTAATGTTCCTTAGAAAACTGACAGACGATGAACTAGAACAAATCAAGAAATCCAAAGACGCTGCCAATAGAGTTATCAAAGCGCAACGCAATAAACTGCAAGCAGAAATTAAAGAACGAAAAAAGTTCTGCCCAAGCTTCAAGGACATAAAGCTCAGATCACTCATAAAACAGCTTGAATATCTAAACACAATCACGGGGCATCCAGTGATCGTAAAGGTTGAAGATGTGTCTCTGTATATGAATTATGATCTGCTTAAGAGGTTTGCTCATTCACTTGATAAGAGTAACCTTCACCAGTGCAGCAGTATCTTCACCACTGATACTCTAATAATTAACTACGGAAAACACGGTCAAAGCGGGACCGCAGAGGTGTATGGGTTACCAGCTTATCAGGTAGAGTTACTTACCGGGTTGCCGACAATTGACCTTAAGGAGTGATGCTCCAAGTGCTCATTAACGATCGACAAATTACTATGTCATCTGCCGGTAGTCGCAAAGCTACGCGGTGGCCGGTGCAAACTCTTTACTGGTCAGAGATGGTGGAGCGCCTTAAAACACCGGTTAGAAGCGTTGAGACATTAGCTGACTACATGCAGCTACCCAAGAGCAAACAGGACGAACTAAAAGACGTAGGTGGCTTTGTGGCTGGGGAGATCCGTGGCGGTGGACGACGCAAAGAGAACAGCATTATTGGGCGGGATGTACTCACTTTAGACCTGGACAATATTCCCGCGGGTCAGACACAAAACGTACTGCTTAGGATAGAGGGGTTAGGTTGCGCTTACGTGGTCTACAGTACCCGTAAGCACGCGGAGGACAAGCCACGCTTGCGTGTGCTTGTGCCTCCCGACCGAACGACTACGGCGGATGAGTACGAGCCGTTAGCACGTAAACTAGCAAGCATCATAGGTATAGAACTATGTGACCCAACGACCTTCCAAGCCCACCGTTTGATGTATTGGCCAAGCTGTTGCTCAGATAGTACTTATGTCTATCAGTATGGGGATAAGCCGTTTCTTGACGCTGACGGGCTCCTTGCTACTTACGCTGATTGGCGCAACGTGGCTGAATGGCCAGAAGTACCGGGGACCCAGCAAACGCATGTCAGACTTGCAGTTAAGCAGGGAGATCCAACGGCTAAGAACGGTGTTGTTGGGGCCTTCTGCCGCATATACGACGTGTACAGTGCCATTGAGACGTTTTTACCTGGTGAATATCTATCTTGCGATGATGGGCGATTTACTTTCACTGGTGGTAGTACCGTTGGCGGTGCTGTTGTGTACGATAACGGCCATTTCCTTTATTCACATCATGCAACTGACCCCACAAGTGGCAAATTGGTGAACGCTTTTGACCTAGTACGATTACACAAATTTAGTGAGATGGATGATGATGTTAAGCCTGGTACTTTAACCAATAATCTTCCGTCTTTTAAGGCTATGTGTGAGTTTTCCGTAAAAGATGATCACGTCGCATCTTTACTTCTTCAGGAAAGATATGAAAAGGCCGCGCAGGATTTTACTTCAACTCCAGGTGACGATACTAATTGGATGCGTAAGCTAAAGACAAGTTCAACGACAGGAGCGCCTTTAAAAACTATCGGAAATGTGCGCGTGGTGCTTGAGCATGATCCGGTGCTTAAAGGTCGCATTCTAAAGAACCTATTCGCTGACAGCATTTTAGGTGTAGCTCCATTACCATGGAACGTGAGAGAAAAAGAATCTAACACGTTTCAGTGGGTTGAGGCCGACGATTCTGGACTAAGGGAATACATCGAAAAGATATTGGGATTTCGTTCGAAAGAAGTTATTGACGATGCGTTACGCAATCACGCTGCAGCCAACGGTTTTGACCCCGTTATAGCCTATCTTACTAATCTTGAGTGGGATGGGCTGTCGAGGCTTGACACTTTATACGTTGATTATCTTGGAGCTGAGGACCACGCATATACCCGCACGGTTGCCCGTAAAGCGTTAACGGCTGCCATCGCCAGAGCTATGTCGCCGGGATGTAAATTCGATTATATGACGGTCGTTTGTGGTCGCCAGGGCATAGGTAAAAGCACTCTGTTCACTAAGCTTGGCAGAGAGTGGTTTTCAGACAGCATAAAGACATTTGAAGGCAAGGACGCGGCAGAACTGTTGCAGGGTATTTGGATTGTTGAGATCGGGGAGTTAGAAGCATTCAGCAAGACGGATATTAAGGTTGTTAAGCAGTTTTTGAGCAAACTGGATGACCAATATAGAGCTGCATATGCCCGAAAAACTGAAAAACATTTAAGGCGCTGTGTGTTTTTTGGGACGACAAATGACCACGATTATTTAAGAGATACGACAGGGAACCGCCGCTTTTGGCCAGTTGATACCGAGGTGCAAAAGCCGACTAAGTCTATTTTTAACGATCTGGACAGCAACGAAATTGGCCAAATATGGGCCGAAGCCGTTATGCGCTGGAGGCTGGGAGAGCCTTTGTATTTATCAGATGAGATGGAAGCCGAAGCGGAAAAACGCCGTGAGGCACACCTGGAAAGAGATACTATGCAGGGACAAATTGAGGAATTTCTTGAGCGTCGTGTGCCTCATGATTGGCAGAAATGGAGCTTGGAACGACGCAATATGTTTTGGGGAAACGGGATGACAGGAGAAATAAAATTAGTTCCCAGGGACCGTATTTGCGCTTTGGAGATCTGGAAAGAGTGCTTGCACGATTCAAGATCCAGCATACCAAAGATTGAGGCGCACCGTATTAACTCAATCTTAGACATGATTCCAGGTTGGTGGAGGGACACAGTTCCCGGAAGATTTGGTGCAGAATACGGCATGCAAAGGGGCTTTAAAAGAGCAGAAAACAGCCAGAAAAACCACCAAATAAAACGTCTACAACCCGTTTCTACGTCTACATTGCTTGAAGATGTAAATGTAAACAACGTCAACGAAAAAAAATAGGTTGTATACGGTTTTGTAGTCGCCCCAAAACCTAGGAGCGCAAGGGTTTAACTGTATATGTATACTATGTCTACAATATTTATATATAAGTATAAATATATATAAATAACAGTGTATATATACCACGTGAACCACGTTACGCAAATATACGCTATACACGTATAGCTTTGTAGCGGATTTTTGAAAGGCGGAAAATGAAAATGGCGAGAGAAAACGTCATCGAGGCTTATCTCAGGGACCAAGTCAAAGCATTGGGGGGTAGAGCCTATAAGTTCGTTTCACCTGGAAACGCGGGTGTACCTGATAGATTAGTTTTACTTCCAGGCGGCAAAGTCGTATTTGTCGAGTTGAAAGCAACAGGGAGAAAACCAACATCTTTGCAGGAAGCACAGCAACGCAAAATACGAAATCTGAACTTTGACGTTTTTACCCTGGACAGCAAAGCCGAGGTGGACAAGTTTATCGAGGGCTGCAAAGGGATGATAGGCGAGTGAAATTTAAACCTCACGCCTATCAAAGTTACTGTATCAACCGGCTGTTAGTAGATCCGGCCCTGGGACTCTTTCTTGATATGGGATTGGGAAAAACTGTAATAACATTAACGGCCATTAACGACTTAAAATATAACCGGTTCGCGATTAGCAAAGTGCTTATCATAGCCCCAAAGAAAGTGGCTGAAGCAACTTGGGCAAAGGAAGCAGCAAAGTGGGACCACTTGCACATGCTTCGAGTCATTCCGGTGTTGGGCACTCTGGCCAAGAGGGTGAGAGCGCTGAACACACCGGCTGACATCTACGTTATTAACCGGGAGAATGTACAATGGCTAGTCGAGTATTACCGCAACGCCTGGCCATTTGACACCGTGATCGTGGATGAGTTCAGCAGCTTTAAGAATCATCAGGCCAAACGATTCAAGTCCCTGACTTGGGTACGTAAACACATTACACGATTCATCGGGTTAACCGGTACGCCAGCGCCAAACGGGTTATTGGATCTGTGGGCGCAAGTGTTTCTGCTGGACGAAGGAAAACGACTTGAAAAATTTATCACACATTACCGAGAGAAGTATTTTGAACAAAACTATGATGGCTTTGGGTATGAGCTGAAGCCGGGATCCGCTGAAGCAATTCAACAGAAAATAGCCGATATTTGCGTCAGCATGAAGGCTGAAGATTACCTGGAATTGCCTGAATGCATCTCCATCACCGTACCGGTGATCCTTGATCCCAAAACAAGAAAAGCCTATGAGGAGCTTGAACGGAAAATGATTTTGGAGGTTAATCCAGAAACCGTTATCGACGTCACCAGCGCGGCTGCGTTATCCAACAAGCTTTTGCAGCTTTGCAACGGGGCCTTGTACGATGAGGATCGTGGAGTTCATGAGATTCATCAATGCAAGATCGAAGCCTTTATGGAGCTGGTAGAAGGCCTAAATGGTAAACCGGCCCTGGTGTATTACAATTTCAAGCACGATCTTGTGCGGATAAAGAAAGCTTTGTCTGGAACTAGTCTTCGATTACGGGAGTTGAGGACACCACAGGATGAAACAGACTGGAATGCCGGAAAAGTAGATATCCTGTTGGCCCATCCGGCAAGCGCTGCTTACGGCCTGAACCTCCAGGACGGAGGAAACCACGAAATCTGGTTCGGACTAAATTGGTCTTTGGAGTTATACCAACAAGCTAACAAGCGGTTACACCGGCAGGGACAAACACAGAAGGTTATCATACATCACTTGGTGGTAGAGGGTGGCCGTGATGAAGATGTTATGTCGGCGCTGGTGGATAAAGGGGCTACGCAGGAGACGTTAATGCAGTCGCTGAAAGCAAGAATCGAGAAAGTGAGAGAGGGATTGGCATGAGTGAAATCAAAGCTAGAATATTCCTGAAAAACGGAAATATCATCGAGTTTTACACTAAAAAACTCATCTCTAAGAAGCATTATATGGCAGGAGAGATCACCAGTTTAGAATGGGAAAACATTGAAGGACGCGAGAAACTATTTAGCATCAACCTGTCATGCATCGAGGCTATAACAACGCAGGAATTTGCGAATGAAGATGTTGAAGATGAGAAGGAATTGCAGAACGAAGCAAAATGCCTACAGTGCCTTTACTCTTTTATGACTGAGGACGAGCTTGCTAAGTTGGGCAGTGACCCGTGTGAGACGTGTAATGACTTATGTAACTGGAAGCCTAAGGAGTTGAATCCTGGTGCAACACCTAAAATATAAGGGCGAGACTTACAGCTGCTGTGCACCAAGACTCGTAGGACCTGGTAAATATACCTGCGATGCCTGGAAGAGAAAAACTGGGCGAGAAGTAAAGAACTATGAGACGTTGCATGAGTTGGGGTCCATGTTGATTAAGGGGGCAGGCAGTAGTGACAAAGGAAAAACTTCGAGAGTATTATTGGATCCGTCGAAACATCATTAAGTTGGAATCTAGATTGATACAGCTAGATTCGGCGTCAACCAAGATCACGACCCATCTGAAGAAAAAGCATGACGCCATCGCAGGGAAAGGCAATACGAGCGACAAGGTGGGCAACTCGGTAACTGATATGGAAGAGGCCAGAGAAAAGTTAGCTGAGCAGATCATAGAGTCTTACGCTGTGCTTTCTGAGATTGAGAAAGCGATTGAGATATTACCAGCGCGTGAGTGCTACCTGATTAGGGCAAGGTACGTTGAGCTGTTGTCGTGGGAGCAGATATGTGTTGATATGGGTTTTGGATGGGCGCAGGTCCACAGGATTCATTCGGAGGCTTTAAAAATGTTAGCCTAAAAAGATGATACACAATGATACACTCTTATGTGCTAAAATAGTATTGTCAAAAGGCGTTCCCGAGCGGGGGCGCTTTTTTCTATGCCCATAAGGCGGTGATTTCTTTGGCCAAGAGAATGAGAATTGAGCCAGCCCTTTTCCAGTGCCCGAGGTGTAAGAAGAAATACTTTTCATATCTGGTGAGATTTTGGTGTCCGGAGTGTACAAAGGAGAAAACGGAAAACACTGGATCGAATGACACGCCAGAGTAAGTACAAAAAGTGAGGTGAACCTAGTGGCGTTAACAGAAAAACAGAAGAGATTCGTGGATGAATACTTAGTGGACCTGAACGCCACTAGGGCCTATAAAGCAGCATACCCAAAAGTGACAAAAGATGATACGGCCAAAGCGGCTGCTAGTCGGCTGTTAACCAATGTTAACGTGAAGGCCTATTCAGAAGAGCGCATGAAGCAAAGGGCTGAGCGGACAGAGATCACTGCAGATAAAGTGCTTCAGCGTTGGTGGGACATTGCTACAGCGGATCCGAATGAGATCATCCATTTACGGCGCGTCTGCTGTCGCCACTGCTTTGGCAAAGACCATCAATACCAATGGTTCGACGAAGAAGAGTATAAGCGCGCGGTGCAATCGGCAATCAATTTGGCTAAAGAGCAGGATAAAAAACCGGTTATTCCGTCAGATAGCGGGGGATATGGATACGACCGATTACTTAGACCACACCCAAAATGCCCTTACTGCAAAGGGGAAGGGAATATTGATCTGCATATTGAGGACACCCGTGATTTAGGTCCTAAGGCAAAGTTGCTGTATGCGGGCATTAAGCAAACAGCTGCAGGGATAGAGATTAAAATGCAAGACCAGGGAAAAGCGCTGGAGAATGTAGCGCGTCATTTGGGAATGTTCAACGACACCCTCCACCTGACCGGTAAACTGGATGTTGCTAATCCCTTTGCAGGATTAACTACCGAGGAGCTTAAGAAGCTGATCGACAGTGGATAAGGACCTGATCAAGCGATATGCGAAGGTGGAACTGGCCAACCGCGAGTTCTTTTATTTTTGCCAAGCAATGGCTCCTGATTTTTACAGTGAAGACCGGCGATATCTAAAAGACCTTTGTGCGACACTACAAGAGTTTTATGAAAGCCAGGATGATATTCAAATTATCAATCTCCCCCCAAGGCACGGTAAAAGCCGAACAGCTTCACTGTTTACCCAATGGGTATTCGGCAACGATCAACGCGAGAAAGTCATGACAGGCTCTTATAACGAGACGCTGTCTACAACGTTCTCCAAAGCTGTCAGGGATGGCATTGGAACCGTTAAAGCGGATCGGGAACGGATTATTTACGGAGATGTATTTCCGGGCGTTAGAATCAAAAAAGGCGACGGTGCCATGAACCTGTGGTCCTTAGAGGGTGGTTACAACAACTACCTTGCTACATCACCTACGGGTACGGCCACGGGCTTTGGTGCTAGCCTTATGATATTGGATGACCTCATCAAAAACGCTGATGAAGCCAACAACGAAGCAACTTTGGATAAGCACTGGACCTGGTTCACGGACACCATGCTCTCCCGTCTTGAAGAAGGCGGGAAAATCATTATTATTATGACTCGCTGGGCAACAGGAGATCTAGCAGGAAGGGCCTTTGATCATTTCCAGCAGGAAAAGAAAAAGGTCCGGCTGATGACCATGAAGGCCTTGCAGGATGATGGTACCATGTTATGCGATGCGATCTTATCCCGAGAGTCCTACGAGATGAAAACCCGCGCCATGGGCGAGGATATCGCTAGTGCAAACTATCAGCAGATCCCGATTGACCTAAAGGGTAAGCTGTATAGCAGCTTCAAGACCTACACACAGCTGCCGGTTGATGCAAAAGGGGATCCGCTGTTTACCAGCATTTACAGCTATTGCGACAGTGCGGATGAGGGGGCTGACTACCTGTGCAACATCATTTGGGGGGAATACCTCAAAGAGGCCTATGTGTTGGATATCATCTACACCAAAGAGCCTATGGAGATTACGGAGCCTGCAACTGCGAAGGCTCTTTTTGAGTTTAAGGTTAACCGGTCGAGATTTGAGAGTAACAGCGGTGGCCGGTCCTTTGCCCGGAACATTAAGCGCATTCTGGAACAGGACCTTAAAAGCAATTTCACCAATGTCAGCTGGTTCCACCAGTCGAAGAATAAAGTTGCTCGTATTGTGTCCAATGCTACCTGGGTTATGCAGCACATCTATTACCCGGTAAATTGGCGTGACCGATGGCCGGACTATTACAAAGCGATGGCGGCTTACCAGAGGGAGGGCAAAAACACTCACGATGATGCCCCGGACGCAACGACAGGCGTTGCAGAGACGATGTACATGATAGGGGGGTAATGTTGAATGCGACAGAATGTAATTGTGACACATTCAATAAAACGCTGAAACCACTGCGGGGGTAGGGATGTGAGCTATTTTATTATAAAGAGCTCGGTAATATCGCGTTTGAACTTTACATAACCAAGGATATATTCTGTTTATGACACATTTGTAAGTAGGGGGTGTAAGGGAGGTGGGGTGGTTTCGTAACATGGTCATGAAAATACTAAAAATCCAGCCAGCTTATGAGAACAGAATCATCACGATTAGAGAGCCATTGAGCTACCAGACTAACGTTCTGAGAAACAGGCTGCTATACCGGGGAGATCCATCAGAGTTGGATCAGTTCTTCAAGCAGACCGCTTTAGACCCCGTAAGCAAATCCCGCTTCTGGGCAGCGGTACCCACTGAGGGCTTAGGGATACGCAAGATCCACTCCGGCCTCCCTGCTATGATTGCGGATCGATTCGCGGATATCGTTATGGCGGACCTGGACGGTATTGAACTCCAGGCGCAGGAACAAACGGATTTATGGGACGCGATTAGCCAAGACAATGGCGCGGATAAGCTCATAGGGGAAGCCATAACTGAGACCCTTGTGGCGGGTGATGGAGCCTTCAAGATCACAGTGGACACCGATGTAACCCAATACCCCATCATAGAGTTCTTTTCCGGGGAAAGAGTGGATTACAAACACAACAGGGGACGTCTGCAAGAGGTAATTTTCTACACGGATTACGCGGTGAAAGAAAAGGACTACCGGTTGGCAGAAACCTACGGCAAAGGGTATATCCGGTACCAGCTTCTTGATGCAGCCGGAAAGGTTGTTCAGCTTGCCACGCTTCCGGAAACAGCACAACTACAGGACGTGACCTATACAGGTGATTTCATCATGGCCGTACCGCTCATGCTATTTAAGTCCTCCAAGTGGCCCGGCAGAGGTAAAAGCATTTTCGATAGCAAAGCAGATTCTTTCGACGCTCTGGATGAGGTCATATCTCAATGGGTTGATGCTATCCGGGCAGGGCGGGTTCAGAAGTATATCCCAGAGGACATGATTCCCAAGGATCCGCTCACAGGGGCGTTTCTAAAGCCGAACCCCTTCGATAATCAGTTTATCCGCATCGGCAATGTAATGGCTGAAGACGCGAAAAGCCAAATTAACACAGTCCAGCCTACTATCCTGTACGAGGCTTTTGTTGCCAGCTATTCCAGTGCTCTAGATATGTGTCTCCAGGGGATCATGAGCCCTGCCACCCTGGGCATTGACCTTAAGAAGCTGGACAACGCTGAGGCGCAGAGGGAAAAAGAGAAGGCAACGCTTTACACCCGTGGAAAAATAGTCGAAACCTTGAACGAGGTGATACCACGGCTGGTTGACGTGACGTTGAAAGTCTACGACACCATGTCTAGTCGTTCAGCAGGGCAGTATGAGGCCTCCATTACCTTTGGGGAGTATGCCAGCCCTAGCTTTGATACCGTAGTGGAGACAGTAGGCAAGGCTAAGACCTACGGCATCATGTCCACTGAACAGTCTGTCGAAAGCCTTTACGGCGACACCTGGACGGACGAACAGAAAGCGGAAGAGGTTTCCCGACTGAAAGAGGAACAAGGACTGATGATGGATGAGCCTGGTCTAAATAGAGACGCTTCTCCCGGAAGTGATACCTAATGGATCCCTATGATATCTCTAGGATCTTCATCCAGATGGAGTATGACCTGATAGCTTCCATGAAGCGCAACTTCGCCCGACATCTGGATGAAGAGGCCAAAGAGGGCTTTGAGTGGGAGCAGTGGCAGCGTAGAAAGTTACAAGCCCTAGCCAGATACAAGGCTAACAATAAAAAGCTTATCAATGCAGCTGGAGAGGTTATTGACCGGGAAACCGAAGCTTTGCTTAAGGATTCGTTTAAGCTTGGTGCGAAAAACGTTGATGAAACGCTGAAACTCCTTTATATCGCGGGAAAGCTTACCAGACTCATTGCACGCGTGGATGACACGGATGACAGTTTTTTTAAGGTCAATGAGAAACGTGTAAACGCGCTTATTAAGGCAGTTAAGCAGGATCTCCAAAAAGGACGATATGCTATGCTGCGGCAAGCTGATGATGTATATCGACAGACTATCTTCAAGTCACAGCTGTATCTCAATGCAGGAGCAACTTCCTTAGGCCAGGCTATTGACATGGCCACGAATGATTTTTTAGACAAGGGTCTTGACTGCATTGTTTACAAAAACGGCAGACGAGTGAACATCGCATCTTACGCAGAAATGGCACTTCGGGCATCATCGCAACGCGCAGTATTCACGGGAGAAGGGGCTCGGCGTGAGGAATTGGGGATACACACAGTTGTCGTCTCTTCGCACAATAACTGTTCGCCGCTTTGTCTTCCGTGGCAAGGTAAGGTGTATATCGACGATGTTTATAGCGGCGGCAAGAAAGGCAAAGGTAGTTACCCACCTTTGAGTATGGCTATACGTGGTGGGCTATTTCATCCTCATTGCCGACATAACACGGGTACCTACTTTGAGGGTATAAGTTCTCTTCCAGAGCCTGTAGACGACGAAAAAGCTTTGTTCAATTACGATGCAGAGCAGAAACAGCGCTATATGGAGCGAAAGGTGAGGAAATATAAACGGCATGAAGCAGGGTCTGTGGATCCGGATAACCAGAAGGATGCAGCTGCCAAAGTTAGGTATTGGCAAGGTAAGATCAGAGAGCACCTAACTGAGAATACTCAGCTCCGAAGAGATCCCAGGAGGGAACAAATTAAGGGTTAAGGCACTTGCTGAAATGGGTAAGTGCCTTTATATTTTGCCATTTTGGTATTTTGGGCGTTAACTATAAAGACATCACCGGCCACGACCGGGATAAAAAGTGAAGATGAAAGGACGAAAAATAAATGACTAAAGAACAACTTATCGCACTAGGATTGACGGAGGAACAAGCTACAAAGGCTGCTGGTGCTTCACAAGAGGAGCTTAAGACTTATATCCCTAAACATCGTTTTGATGAGGTGAATGAGGAGAACAAGACGCTCAAAACGACTGTTAAGGATAATGCAACACAGCTTGAATCCCTCAAAACTGCAGCAGGAAGCAGTGAAGAATTGAAAACTCAAATTGCTACTCTTCAGGCCGAAAATAAAAAGAAGGATGATGAGCACCAAACGCAACTTAAGGATTTGACTCTGACAAACGCCATTAAAATCGCTTTGGCTGGTAAGGTCCACGATGAAGGCCTGGCCGCTGGCTTGGTGGATAAAACTAAGCTGGTGATTGATGGTGATAAAATCGTTGGTCTGGATGAACAAATTAAAGGCCTTGCAGAGTCAAAGAAGTTCCTCTTCAAGGAGGTCCAGACGGAGAGTCCTAAGCCTGGTTTCAAAATTGGGGCAGATGGAAAACAAGTTCCAGCGGATGGAAAACCTATGTCGCTAGCTGATGCAGTGGCATCACACTTTAGCACAAAATAGGAAATAAGAAAGGATGATGGAATATGGCAATCACACTAGCGGAGGCGCAGAAAAACGTGCAAGATGCATTACAAATGGGGGTTATCGACGAGTTTAGAAAATCAAGTTTTTTGCTTGATAACCTAACGTTTGATGATGCAGTGTCCCCGACCGGGGGCGGTGCAACCCTTACCTACGGGTACACCAGGCTGATCACACAACCGACTGCAGCGTTTAGAGCTGTAAACTCTGAGTACACACCCCAAACCGTAACAAAGCAGCGTTATACCACGGACCTTAAGGTTTTCGGTGGTAGCTTCGAACTTGACCGTATCATCGCTAACATGGGCGGGATCATAAACGAAGTTACGCTGCAGATCCAGCAGAAGACAAAAGCCGCTCAAGCCCTATTCAATGACACCGTGATCAACGGGGATAGCGCTGTGGATGCGAATGCTTTTGATGGGTTAGAGAAGGCGCTGACAGGTTCATCCACTGAGTTGATTCCGGGTTCGGCTATCGATTTGTCTACGGCAGCTGCGGTTGATTCGAACTACAAAGTATTCCTAGATGAGCTTGACGAATTCCTCATGGGGCTTGATGGCCGGCCATCGTTTATTGCTGGTAATCTTAAGTTGATTGCAAAATTAAGGGCATGTGCGCGGAGATCCGGAGCGTATACAACTACCAAGAATGATTTTGGTGGTCAGGTTGAAGCCTATGATACAATACCTTTCCTTGACCTTGGTGCAAAGCCGGGTACCAATGATCCAGTTTCCCCGATCCTGACCGGGGGCGATGCAGGGCTAACCTCTCTGTATGCTGTTCGTCTGGGCCTTGATGGCTTCCACGGTGTTAGCATGGCTGGGCAATCCCCGGTTAATACTTGGTTACCTGACTTCACCACTGCTGGAGCAGTGAAGAAGGGCGAGGTTGAAATGGTAGCAGCCGTGGCGCTGAAAGCAACGAAAGCAGCCGGGGTAATGCGTAAAATCAAAGTATCGTAAAGATGAGGTGAAAGTCATGGCAAGGATATATGCGCCCAATGAATCACATAATTGTGATTACGGTGTTGATTTTTACAATGGTGCTGCCGTTGTTCCTGATGCTAACACGGCAGTGGTGGCATGGTTCACCGCAAAAGGTTACACGGTAGTTCCATTGGTGGATGCTCTATCGCCCTGGGATTACTTAAAAACTGAAGAACTAGCGGCCCTTGCACCTTATGTTGGGATTGCACCCACCGGAATGACAAAGGCGGCTTTGGTTGCGGCCATCGAAGGTCAGTTAGTATTGATGAAGGTTGAAATTACTGCTTTTGATGCAATTCCTAATTTGGCTGCCGGAACTGTTGCAGCGCCTGTCTATGCAGATGCAGCAGCAGTTAAAGCGGTGTTACCTACTTCCGCGTTATGTGATGCTGGAACAGTGGCAGTACCTGTCGCGGCTTGGGAAGATACGGATACCTATGACAAAACCACAGCAGGCTCTTACACATTTACGGCAACACTTGGAACATTGCCTGCCCCATACGCTAATACAGGCGGCTTTACAGCTACTATTGAAGTTGTGGTGGCAGCTTAAAAGGAGGGTAATTTATGCCCAAAATATATGCGCCTAATAAAGAGTACACCGGTATTTCAGCCGGTGTACCTTTTGTTAATGGAGTTGGCGAAACATCAGATCCCCATTTAATCAATTGGTTCGAGACTCATGGATACGAGGTAGAGGAGCCAGAGCTAGAACCAGAAGAGGGGCAAGATGAACCTCCCAAGCCTGAACCAGTACCTGGGCCCGCTCTTGCTCCTAAAAAGACCACCAAGAAAACGGGTGATTAATTATGCCGTATGCCGATGCAGAGTACTACCAGGGTGATTATGGCGGCAGTGTTATTCCCATCGCAGAGCTTACCCGGCAATTGAGCAAAGCCTCCGATCAGATCGACAGCATGACTTATAACAGGATCGTTGCCGTAGGTTTTGAAGCCCTTACTCCCTTTCAACAAGGGAGGGTTAAGAAGGCCGTATGCGCTCAGGCTGAGTATGTGTACCAATACGGGGCGTACCTGGATGCACCGCTATCCGGATATAGCGCAGGAAGCATTAGCTTAACACTCAACGTTATCGAGACAAACGGCGTAAAGACATCGAATGAAGTCGTAAATCTGCTTAAGACCACAGGTTTAACGGATCGGGGGTTATAACTATGAAACTTCCATTCCCTAAGTGGATCTTAGTAACACCCGTCAAAGTGTACCAAACAGAGCTTAGCGAAAATGGGGAGCCGGTGGAAACCCTTCTGTACGATGATCTATGCCACCACGACGAGAAGTCAAAGCAGGTCCTGGACGCAGAACGAAGGCTCGTTACGCTGTCTGGAAAAGTGATTGTCGAGGGGGATATTTACCCGGACAAACTGATCGAGGGCTACGTCCAGTTTGGAGAAATCAAGCGGAATATCTTCAGGGCCCAGCGTCCTAAAAACCCGGACGGCAGCGTTTTTTCCACCGAATTGGAGCTGTCATGAGGGTTAGAGTCACAATGAATCAAGCAAATCTGAATAGGCTTAGTGTGGCTCAAGCGCAAGCCTTGGTCATGACTGCAGACGCGGTAAAAACGGACGTTATGACGGGTGCCGTTGTGCCTAAGCAGACCGGAGAACTGGAAAGAAGCGCCCATATCGATGATTCTAAGGCTAGGACAGGACGCGTCAAGCTGATCTACGACACGCCTTATGCCCGCCGGTTGTATTGGCATCCAGAGTTTAATTTCAGGACCGATAAGAACGCCAATGCTCGTGGTAAATGGCTGGAACCATGGGTCGATGGAAACAGAAAAGATTTCGCTAGGATGACGTTCCGGGAGTTATATCGGAGATTGACGGAGGGCGTGGTGCAATGACGCTGGCAGAGGTGAGGGATTGGCTTAAAACACAACTAAGCTGCCCAAATTGGTATATCGGGAAGATCGATGGGAACAAAGAACAATGTATTGGCCTGTATAACACAACCGGCCGTGCTCCCAATATTGCCCTCGGAGGTCTTGAGAATACCAGCTATGCAGCCAAGCCTATATCAATATTAATTCACTGGAGTAAAAATGCTGATACGGCAGAGCAAAAAGCGCAAGAGGTTTACAATTGTTTGTTCGGCAAGTCGGCTGTGATCAGCGGTAAGCGTGTTATAACCTTTGAAACGCGACAGCCAGATCCAGTTAGTGTGGGCACCGATGATCAAAACGTTTACGAGTATGTAATTGAAATAGACATCTTTTATGAAAGGTAGGTAATGTCGTATGTCGGGAACAGGTGTATTTCCTGTACACAATAACATTTTCAAAATCAACACGGCTGGAAGAACAACCCCGGGGACTCTCGTTGTAGTCAAGGACATGGAAACATTCGAGCCAAGCATTGCGTCCAAGACGGAAGAATGGACACCTATGGACACAGCTGGGTGGGTTAGGCGTGCTGTAACAGGTAAAGGCTTGTCGTTCAAGTTCAAGGGAAAGCGGAACTACGGGGATCCGGGCAATGACTACGTTGCGAAAACACTTTTGGCTACAGGTCAAACTGTTGAGTCTCAACTTGAGTGGACTCTTCCTAACGGAGATAAGTTGCTTATGGACTGTGTTATTGATCTTAAACAATCTGCGGGTGGGGATTCTACCAAGATTGATACGTTGGACTTTGAACTGTTGTCTGACGGGCTTCCTGCGTATACCGCGTCTGCTGGGTCTCTCGGGGTTCTAACTTTCGTTACTGAGGATGGGGTAACGGCAGGTACTACCAAGATTGCAGCAGTAGTTCCTGTTCTTACTGCAGGCAATGCTTATTATTACAGAGTTAACAGCGATACTCCTGTTGTTGGAGAAGTGTTAAGCGTAGCAAATGGGTGGGCCATTTATACTCTTGGCAATGACATCCCAGTTAATAACGGAAATATGCTAACGCTGGTTGAAACCTCCCCTGGTATTGTAACAGTTAAGGCAGGGAGTTCAGTTGCTATTGTGGCGTAATACTTTGTTTATTCTTAGAAGAAAGAAGGTGCGGTTTTGGCAAAGGTAATTAATATTACTGATAAACTTAGCAATGAAAAACCAACTATTGTTATAAAGGACAAAGAATACCCGGTTAACGATGGTATGGGTACAGTGCTTAAGTTTGAGGAATTAGTCGTCACCAGCTCAATCGACAGCATGATCAAGGCTTTGGAGCTTTCTCTGGGAGAGAAGGCTGTCGAAGAGATTGGGGCAAAAGAAATGTCCCTTGCAAACTTCAAAGTTCTGATGACAGCTATCTTGGCATGTATGCAGGGTATCGAGTACGAGGAAGCTGAGGCCCGATTTCCTCAGGGCTGATAGCAGCACGAAAGTTTGGTATGACCTGAGAGAAGATTGGAACCTGGTAGAAGCTAGTCTGGCTAAACAATACGGAATTAGGATCAGGCAAGAGGTTGGTATGCCCTGGACAGAGTTTGTTACCCTGGTTGGGGGATTGATGCCTGATACTCCCTTGGGTTCTGTGGTAGGAATACGAGCAGAGAAGGACCAAGAGACTATCAAGGCATTCAACCCTGACCAGCGCCGGATCCACCGAGATTGGCATACAAGGCAAGCCCTGAAGAAACTTGAAGAGCCAGATAAGCTAAGCAAAGATATGGATAACCTGGGGGCTATGTTCAAGGCTATGTTTGGTGCGAAGGGGGTGAATGAATGTCAAGCGTAGGAACAATTGATTTAGACCTATCGACAAATACTGGCCCCTTTCAGCGCCAATTGAATGGCATAGCAGGACAAGCCACTAACATGGTAGGCGGGGCCTTCATGAGGCTTGGAGGCATCATTGCTGCAGCTTTCGCAGTAGACAAAATGATTGATTTCAGTAGAAGTGCTACAAAAATGGCTTCTGACCTTCAAGAAGTTCAGAATGTGGTTGATGTAACCTTCGGTAGCATGTCTAATCAAGTTAACACCTTTGCTCAAAACGCTATTACTAAGCTTGGCCTTTCTGAATATTCCGCTAAAGAGTTTGCTTCAACCATGGGTGCTATGCTAAAAAGCTCGGGTTTTTCTGGTCAAAAGATGACAGATATGTCTTTGGGGCTAACTACTCTTGCTGCGGATATGGCTTCATTCTATAACCTAAAACCGGAAGAGGCTTTTTACAAGATACAGGCGGGGATATCAGGAGAAATTGAGCCCCTCAGACAAATTGGCGTTAACATGACTATCGCCAACCTCGAAGCCTATGCGCTTACTCAAGGAATAACTAAAAAGTATCAAGCTATGAACCAAGCATCTCAAGCCCTATTGAGGTATAACTACCTGCTGAGCGTAACCAAGGACGCCCAAGGCGACTTCACCAGAACATCGGGCAGCTGGGCCAACCAAACGAGAGTATTGAGTGAACAGTGGAATATCATGAAGACTACCATGGGGCAAGGATTCATAAACATGCTTACTCCTGTTCTTTCTATACTTAATTCGCTGATCGCGAAGTTGCAAGTTGCGGCATCTTATTTCAGGGCTTTCACGGAACTCGTATGGGGATCGGCTGGTGGCACGGAAACAGCAACTAAGGGCGCGGCAGCGGGCACAACTGCGGTCGGTGAAGCTGCAACTAATACAGCCGGAAAGGTTGCCAAAGCGGCTAAGTCCATCAAGGGTTCATTAGGTGCCTTTGACCAACTAAACGTGATAGGCCAAAAGGCTGGAGGCGCAGAGGACGACGCTGCTGATACTGGCGGGGGTGGTGGAGCAGGAGCCGTTGATTTAGGTGCTATGCCTAAAGTACCTGATATAGATACAGGCGGTTTAGACAGGTTTAAGGGTAAACTTGACTCTATGTCGGAAGGTTTTAAAACCTTTTTTGCACGGTTTAGAGAGATAAACTTTCAGCCCCTCATGGATAGCCTGGGCAAACTGAAGACAGCCCTGGAACCTGTAACGGCTACCTTATTTGAGGGATTGACGTGGGCCTGGGATAATGTTTTAGCCCCTCTCGCTACCTGGACAATACAAGACGCTCTACCATCATTTTTCAAAGCATTGGCTGGAGCAGCTACGATCTTGAATCCCCTTTTGCTTTCGTTTAAACCTCTGGGTAAATGGTTGTGGGAAAACTTTTTACAGCCAATAGCAACTTGGACCGGAGGTGTAATAGTTAGTGTTTTAAACGGACTTGCGAATGAATTAACATTCATAGGTAATTGGATGTCAGATCATCAATCTATTGTGGATGGAATAACCACTTCAGTCGTTCTCTTCTTTGCCGCCTGGAAAGGCATTGAGTTGTTAGCCTTTATTCAAATGAGCGGGGGAGTAATGGAGGCCTTAAAGGGAATAACGGCGGCAGTTAAAGCAGCTACCATTGCAAAATTGGCAGATAAGTGGGAAACGATGGCACTAACTGCTATGTATGCCAAGGATTTAATTGTTTCGGTCGTGAAAAGCACAGCAGCTTTCTTAAAGCAAGCCTGGCAAATAGGAATATCAACAATTGCTATAGGTGCTCAAACTATAGCTGCGGGGGCATATGCCTTCGCTACTGGCATAGCTACAGCAGCGACATGGTTCTTCAACGCAGCACTGGCCGTGTTAACCTCTCCCATAACCCTTGTGATAGGGGCTATTGCGTTGCTAGGTCTTGGAATTTATATGCTAGTAAAGCATTGGGACGAGGTAAAAGAAGCCGGAGCAAAAGCCTGGAAATGGATTAAAGAGAAATGGGATGGGGCTGCAACATGGTTTGGGGATAAGGTTGCCACACCTATTAAAAATGCTTTTTCAGGAATGTGGGATGGAGTTAAAAATATATTCAAGGCTGGAGCAAACGTAGCTATAACAGCACTAGAGAGTTTCGTGAACTTTGCTATTAAGGGTTTTAATAAGGTTATTTATGGGTGGAACCTTGCTAAGTCCGCTATGGGTATATCAGGATGGACAATGCCTATTGCTGATATTAGTATTCCTAGGTTAGCCAATGGAGGCATTGTAAGCTCCCCAACACTGGCAATGGTTGGAGACAACCGCAATGCTGGGCAAGACCCCGAAGTTATTAGTCCTTTGTCTAAATTGCAAGGAATGCTTGGTGGAGGAAGCGAGGAAATGGTAGCAATCCTAAAGTTAATACTTGCAGCTATACAGAGCCAAAGTATGTCATTAAAAATTGGTGAATCTGAGTTTGCTAGGCTAATTGCTAGCTGCATAAATTCTGAACAAAGGAGAACAGGCAAGGCCTTAATAGAAGTCTAAAGGTGGTGTAACTAATGCTAATAAAGATAAATAATGTGGAAATAGCTGCATATCCAAAAGCTGATGGTTTTACGGTTACACCACTTGACTTGGATAATGCTGAATCTACAACAAGAACCGCTGATGGAACTCTTAATAGAGATCGGATCACAGTTAAGCGTCAAATAGATATGACGTTCGGTATTCTAACATGGGCGCAAATAGCCTCAATACTGCAGGCTATGAGCGATGTGTATTTTGACTTTTATTATCCAGATCCAATGGCAGGAGCATATGTAACTAAAAAGCTTTATGTTGGTAATAGGCCTGCTCCCTTTGCAGTTGAGGTTGATGGAGAAATGTATTGGAATGGCCTTAAGATTACTCTAACTGAGCAATAAGGAGGACTTGTAGTGTATACTGTATCTGAATTATTTAAACAATATATAACCAAGTCCGATCGTGAATTTGAAGTTAAAGCCTTGGTAGGAGCTATCACTTATAACAATACTTCAGTTATTGAATTTGAAATTGATGATAGCGTAGTCTCGTCTGATAATTTTAGCATTGGAAACGTAATTACATCTAAGCTAACATTTCAAATAAAGACTGCTGACACTATTCCTACCAATGCTAAAATAACCCCCTATGTGCGCCTGAATGGCTCAGGTGGCTTTACCGAATGGGTAGCGCTAGGTTCTTATTATATTGATAATCGCGGCCATCAGAACGGCGTGTGGAAATTTACCTGCTATGATAAGCTGATACTAACACAGCAGACTTTTGTTTCAGCGCTTGTTTATCCCATATCAATGCAATTAGTTTTCAATGAAATAGTAGCCCAATTATCTTTGGTGGTAGATTCAAGCGTTGTCATAAATCCAGCCTACATGATACCTTATAAGGACCTGGATATAACTATTAGAGATATGTTGGGTTATATTGCTAGCGCCCATGGTGCTAGTGTAAAAATGACAAAGGATGAGAAGCTTGCTTTTGTTAAGTTCTTGCCTGATGCTGCAAAAACCCTCATATTAGCTTCTGATTATTTTAGGGCCAATGAGACTAATCCGCTTAAAACTTATACAGCGGTTAAGCTAATTTATAACACGGACGGTGAATTCTTAACTGCTGGTAGTGGCAGCGCAGATAATACTCTTAGCTTTTACAATCCTTTTATGGATCAAACTATGCTTGATACTATTTTTGCTGCAATTAATGGGCTAGCCTATACTCCAGTTAATATGGATTGGAAAGGTAGGCCTAATATTGAGGTAGGGGATGCAATAACTGTTACACGCAGGGATGGCTCAACATTCCCATCAATAATCCTATCAAACAAAATGTCTTTTAAGGGCGGGCTAAGAACAACATCAATTGCGCCATCTTATTCAGAACAACGAAGTGAATTTGATTACAAAGGTAGTTTGAGCAAACAAGTCGCAAATGCGGTTAAGCTAGATGCGCCATATTACGGGGTAACAATTGGAAGGGCTAATGGGATCAAGGTTGAGAAGTCTGATGGATCTGGGAAACTTATTCTTAACAGCGACACCATAGAAATGTCTGATGAAGCAGGAGCGCCGGTATTAAAGTTAGATGGCGTAACTAGGAAGTTGTTATTATCTGCTGTTGTTCATATGTTAGAGGGGTCAGTCATTGATTGGAACGCTATTACCCCTCCTACGGCAGATCAAGTAGGCGCTAAGGACATAAACTGGAGTCCTGCAATTAGCGACATAGCAAGTCTGGCTGGATATCTAACTCATATAACAGGAGAAGGCATATATAGTCCTACGGTCATGGCTCAACAGCTTGTAGGTGCGCTCATTGAAGGGTTGATTATTAAAGCTGGCAAGATAACAGGCATAGATGATGAGGCTATCTTAGAAATAGGGGAATATGGAGGGTCAATCGATACCCATATAGACGGTACGGGTCAAAAAGCCATGCGACTGAAGCCGGGGAAAACCGATGTTAACGGTGGGTACATTCAGATACTCGAAGATGGTCATGTTTATTTTTATAAAGATGACGGGGCAGGGGTTAGTTTTGCTCAGATTAATCCTGACGGTACAACAGATTTAATAGCTAGACCTGTTATCGACACTGCTATTGTGTACACTGCAGGAGATGTAGGGGTTTCCATAACAAACGATGGAGTAACAGAAGTGTGGGAATGGACAAAAGATGTTGACGGAAGAATTACTGCAATGGCAAGCGACTTTGGTAGGACGCTAACTGTCACATATTAAAGTTGTGGAGAGGTGAACCATGTCTAACATTGATTTCGATAACGGCTTTATAGTTGGGTATACCCTGGGTAGGCAGGGTATATTAACGGCTGCTCCTCCTACAGTTCTAGCATTAGTTAAGCTCGCAAATGGTGTAGCGGATTATGATGAATTTTATCAACTTAGTAAAGCAATTAACGGTAAGTTTTTAATAGGTGGAGCGCGTAACAATCGAGATTATAACCCAACATTAAACACCCTAACGGAAATAACCGAGGTAACTGACCCGCTATATTATTGGTTAAAGTCTGTGATCCAGAATTCAGACGGTACTCTATATAGAACAGCTAGATACCCCTACCCCTACCCTTCGTATTTTCAGAAATGGGATATCCCTACGTCTGCCTGGGTAACGGTATCCACCCTTTCTACGGCTAACGGTTCGTACTCCTCAAGCTTTTTATTAACCAGTGATGATAGAATATTTTTTATGCACAACTCTTACCCTAACGGCGGGATACTTTATGAAATTGTGAGTGGGGCATTAGTAGCGAGGACACCTTATAGCATCGGACTCACAAACGTAATATCTGCTGGGCTTGTTGAATATAGCGGAAAAATATATATGCAGGGGTCAGCTACTCATATATTGTATGAATGGAATGGCACTGACGCGTGGGTTGCAAAAACTGGCGCAGATAATACTATTAAACACTTACTCTCCACTCCTGTTGGGTTACTCGCTATATCCTCTACGGGCGAACTTAAACAATGGAATGGCGCCGACTCTTGGGTTGTGAAAGCTCCTCAGTTGCCCCCCTTAGATATGGTTGGCGGGTGGAGTATAGGGGATGGGTTAGGCGTAGCTTGGTTCAATGATACGATTTACGCAGCAGCATATAACCGCAGTACCGCAACAGAGTATCTAGGGTATTGGGGTGATGATATGTCACTCTTAAAGTGGAATGGTGTAGACTCTTGGGAGCTTGTCTGTGCAACGCCAGATAATCAAACTATATCAGACCTAATGGTGTGGAACGAAGAGTTGTATGCTACATCCCCGGAAGGAGCTTATTTAATGAAATTAACTGGCTCATAATTCAAGGCACAATTGTCTACTTAAAGCCGCATAAGGGCTTATTTTTTATGCAAAGAAAGGGGTAAGGCAAATGTCTAAAACACGTGCAAGCTCACTCTCGATAACCGCTGTAGAGAAATCACAGGTATACGTACTTCTGGTAGACTCATCTGGGAATCCCGTCCTGGATGCAGAGGGTTATGAGCAAGTAGCTGATCTAGAGGTGGTTGGGGGTCGGTTAAGGGTCGATGCCGCCGTTACTGTGAGCCCATTAAATATAACCCATACGGCTGTAGCTATCGGCGCAGGAAGCACTCTCGTATTAGCAGCAAATGCAAATCGGAAATACCTTCTCTTAGAAAATGACAGTGACACAAACATTTATATTTCATATGGCGTCGCTGCTATCCTTTACAAAGGGATAAGGCTTAACGCAAACGGCGGTAGTCACGAGCTGCCCACAGGGTTCACGTACACGGGTGCTATTTACGCAATCAATAGCGCTGGTGCTAAAAATTTACTTGTCACAGAGGGGGCATAAGATATGCTATTTAACCCCATTACAGACGTTAGACTGGCCATTGCCTCTGTCCCAGCACACTATGCTAGAGACGTAAGCTGGGCGCTTGGAGGCGCTAATACAACCTTGCTCTCCCCTAACACGCTAACGGTTAACATAAACAACCAGGGCTATTTGCTACCGGCCCAAGCGAGCATCGACCTAAATAATTCCGCGAGCTGGGACTCTATTTCCCCGACAGATTACGCAGTGGCAGCCAACCGAGCCGGGAAAGATTTTTACATTTACGCTTGCCAACCTGGTTCCGGTAATTCTCCTACCTTCGTGCTTTCAGCTAACTCAACAGTTCCAACCGGATATACTTCCTCCAACTCGCGCAAGATCGGTGGATTCCATTGCCTATGCCTCTCGGTTGGAGCGGTCGCAGGTCATCCACTGACTGGCTTTTTGACAGGTGATATCCTCCCCGCGTCAATTTGGGACCTTGCCTTTCGTCCAGTCTCGAACCCTGAAGGCATGGTCTATTCAGCAGCCACAGGGATCTGGGTTGATATCTATCTAACAAGCGGAACAGGACCCTCAACTGCAAGCGTCTTTGGCGCAACTATTTCGGACACCCGAGACTGGAATAGCTTCGTGGATGACGGTGGAGCGGTAAGAAAACGATTATTGAAAGACTTTGAGTTCCAGGTTATTGCCGCAGGGTCTAACGAGCAAACCAATATTCTTGGGTCTGTTGATCCGAATAACACAGGAGGGCACAGCGACACTGCTGGCAGACGGATGGTGAGCAACATCGGCTGTGAGGATTGCGCAGGCGCGATGTGGCAATGGCTGGACGAGCAGAGCTACCAATTAAGCAGCCTTGCGCATACGCACACTGAAAATACTGCAGCTGCATACACACAAAATGCGGTGACTGGGTCAGCGGATCCCTCCCCCGCTTGGGGATGGTATGCGTTACCGGGCGGAAAAGGTCAGCTGTATAGACAAGGAACTTATGGAGATACCAAGTTGCTGGCGGGCGCTAGGTGGGATGATGGCGCGAATTCCGGGTCGCGGTCGCGGATTGCGAGTTATTATCGCTGGCGTGCTGGTTCGAATGTCGGTGGTCGGTTCGGCGCGCGGAGCCAGTAAAATTTTATGGGCTAGTAGGTCTGCTGGCGGGCGCTAATTGGAATAATGGCACGAATTCCGGGTCACAGTCACGGAATGCGAATAATTATCGCTGGAATGCTAATTCGAATATCAGTGGTCAGTTCAGCACGCAGATACAGGTTTTGAGCAACTCCTGGCTGGATCTGTTGGCCCTGTCTCATGTAAATGAAGCAAAACACTAAAAGGGAGGATGGGCGTAGTTAGTAGCATCTTGCGAAAATTACGCCCATACATTATTTATGAAAAGACACGGGAATCTATTTGGACAGATAATCAGTGAAGAGAACATACACCTGGCTTACCTTCGCGCACGAAAGGGCAAAGGTTGGCAAAATACAGTTCAAAACTTTGAAAAAGATCTTGACGCGAATATTACTAAGATCCGTGAAAGCCTTGCCAATAAAACATTTACAACCTCACCATATAAGACTAAAACCATATTTGAACCTAAAAAGCGCTTGATCTACAAACTACCCTTTAATCCTGACCGGATCATTCAGCACGCACTCTTGAATGTGCTTGAGCCGATATGGGACAAGTTATTTATCCACGACTCTTATGCTTGTAGAAGCGGTAAGGGAATGCACTCCGGTAGCAAACGAACCATGGAGTTTGTTCGCAAAAACAAATACTGTCTAAAGTGCGACATCTCAAAGTTTTACCCATCGATCAAGCACGATATCTTGTTTGAGATCGTACAGAGGAAAATAAAATGTAAGGACACACTCTGGCTGCTCAAAGATATCATCTACAGCATTGGTGACAACACGAATACCCCAATTGGTAACTTCACGAGTCAATGGTTCGGAAATTTGTACATGAATGAACTCGATCAGTTAATGAAGCACAAATACCACATTAAGCATTACATTCGATATTGCGACGACTTCCTACTATTTCATGATGACAAAAAGTTTCTGGGTGAGATGGCGGTAATCATTGAAGAATTCTTACTTGAAAAACTAAGGTTGACGTTTAGTAAGTGCGACTTGTTCCAAGTGTCACGTGGAGTTGATTTCTTGGGATATAGGCACTTTCGCGGTTATATTCTCGTTAGGAAAAGCACGGCCAAGAGAACTAAAAAGCGGATCAAGCGATTACCGGTGCTATTGGGCAAGAACAAGATATCAATCGACCAATACAGGTCGTCGCTAGCGTCAACTATGGGGTGGCTAAGATGGTCAAATAGCTACAATCTGAGGCAAAGTTTACGAATCGATGAACTCATGGAAGTTTGCAATGAACAATCAAAGACGTAGGAGGTATTACTATGATTGGATTCCCTAAGTGGCTAAACACGAAAGAAGACTATGCCTATGTGAAGGATAATTTCTCACCAGAGCAGTGGAAGCCTGTCTTCCGGGAACTCTTGGATGAGCGGATGCAGTGGTTAAACACCGGACTTTTGCAAAATGAATCCGACGGCATTACAGACGAAACTCACAAGGTTGTCGGTGGAGATGCTGATATGCCTGGTACGACACCCCAGTATTACCAGTACGAATACATGGAAGACTCCAATTGTAGACTATTTCAGCTTGGATTCACCGTTGAGGAAGTCGAAGGCTACCTCAGCTAAATGAGATTATTTTAGATTCACAATCGATTAGTGACACCAGAACCAAGATAGACGTTTATCCCAATGCAACTCAAGCGATTCCATCCTCTACATTGACGCAATTGTTATTCCAATCAAAACACTATGACTATTTGGCCGAATACGATGCGACAGCAAGTACAATGACTTTTAATGAAAAGGGGGTTTATACATTTAATGTTGCCGTTGATCTAGGCACAGAAGTACAAGGCAATATTGTTTATATTGAGTTGCACAAAGATAACGTACAATTTAAGCGTATTGCACACCATATAGCTAATGCTGGAATTGGTGCGCTCTATGGCACCTTAACAATAGGGGCTTCTCCAGGTGAGGTTTTTAAAGTTATGATATATAGCTCTAATGCAATTACAACGAGGACATCCTTCCAGCGTACAACTTATATGTGTTGTCATAGAGTTGGTTAATACGCATTTGACTCAAAAACCGCAAACACGTAAAAACCGGAGCGCCATGGTATAATAACCACAACACTCCGGTGTCGTGATAAGCACTCGTCTGGCCGGCAAGCTAGGGACGGGTGCTTTCTGTATGCGGGAAAATATAACCCTCTAGGGTAGCTTTAAGTTCAAGTAGTTCCCTTTCTGGATCACAGCCGTGTTTTCCATCGACGTAGAAATCTGATACGTAAATAGGCTCATCCTCGGTGCAATGTTCTTTATTGGGAAAAACCCTAATATTAATTGCGTCTACGTGACCAGAGTAGCGAATCATTGTGCAATAGTCGGTATTGGCGTTGACTAGATAAGCGAGGGCCATAACTTCGCCCATGAGTTTCACTGGTTTAAACATTTTACTCCTCCTTACGCCGGTATTGGCCCCGGCTGGCGTTACGCTTCATAGATTACGAAGTCGCTCATTACGCAGTAGTTGTCGCTGTAACGCACACTTGCTTGTTCTCTGGAGTAAAGTTCGTGCTTGGCTGGCTTATCAAGTGTAGCAATAAACTGTTTAGTGGCTTTAGTTATACAGGTAGCGCAAATCATCCCTATTTGAGTACTTCCGGCATTGAGGACTTTGTACAGCTTTGGCTTCATTTTCATTTCCTCCCTTAAATGTACTGGTGTTATTACATACAATATAACATAACGTTAGTACATAATCAACACTTTTTACACTAGCGTTAGTATATTTTTTGTGGTATGCTTGTGTTGAGGTGAGGATATGCCAACAGCGAGAACTAAGGCAAATCGGAAGTATAATGAAAAGGCGTATGACAGAATACCGCTTACCGTGCCAAAAGGGGAAAAGGAAAAGATCAAAGCATATGCAGACAAGGAAGGATTGAGCGTAAACGCTTTTGTCAATGCGTCCATAAACAAACAAATTCCCCGGAAACCTATTATTGAATCATGGAGTCCTGCATTGTGTCCGTCATGTGATACAGAGTTAAGCGAGAGTTTAGGTGATGGCTATTACAAACACTGGTACAGTAAAAAAGTTTGTGATTGTGGACAAAAGTTAGACTGGGAAGAAGACGCTGAAGCTTAATCTTTGGCGTCTTTCGCATTACGAGTTTATCTTAACCTCATCACGAGGTTATTTTTTATGGGTAGAAACGAAAGGATGGTAAGAATATGAACATAAAAGAGGTAGGTTTTAGCACGGTAATAGCCTCGGCAGGTACGATCATGAGCGCGTGCCTGGGAGGGTGGGATATAGCGTTACGAGTCTTAATAGCCCTCATGGTCGTTGACTACATTACGGGCTTTCTGGGGGCAGTAAAAAACAAAACTGTGAACAGCGATGTAATGTGGTGGGGTGGTCTACGCAAGGGAGCCATCCTCGCGGTGCTGCTCATAGCTGTATTGCTGGATGAGATGGTGGGCAACGCGGAGCCGATTCTCAGGACTTTAGCCCTTTATTTTTATGCTGCCCGGGAAGGAATATCGGTTACGGAAAACTTGGGTATCTTGGGAGTGCCGTTGCCACCAGGCATAAGTCGTGTGCTCACCCAGCTACAGGAGAAGGGGGAAGGAAAATGAATAAGCCTAACATTAGGTGGATCGGATCTCCGCATTTCAGCGCGGCATCAAAAAAGTTGAAAACCATAGCAATCGTCAACCACGTAATGAGTGGAACACTAGCTGGTACCGACTCCTGGTTTTCTAATCCATCAAGTAAAGTCAGCTCTCATTTTGGGGTTGGGAAAAGCGGTGAAATTCATCAGTATGTCAGCCTAGATAATCCGGCATGGGCAAACGGTAGTGCAAATAAGCCCGATTGGCCTCTGCTTAAATCCGGTGTTAATCCGAACTATTACACAGTTAGCATCGAACATGAAGGCCAGAGCGGTGATGTAGTGCCTGAAGCTCAGTATAAAGCGACACTTTCCCTTCATCGGTGGCTTATTGATGTATTAGGGATCGTGCCGAGTCCGGACACAATCATTGGTCACTACCGGATTGATTCCATTAATAAAGCAACCTGCCCAGGAACTGGTTTCCCGTGGGCTAGGCTGCTTAAAGACTTACAGGAAGGAGAGAATGATATATTGGAAGTAGCCGTTTTACTTAACACCAAAGAAGATTTTTGGGCCGGAGCGGATGTAGCCGCAAAGCATGGAAACTGCGCGATCTTTATACGGCCATCAACAGAAGCAAAAAAAGCAAAAACATTGATCGTTGTGGGAGGTTCATCGATAAGGCAAACCGATGAAATTTTACTTTCGGGGAATGATAAATATGATACGGCAGCTGCGGTTAAGGAATACCTTGGTTAAATTGGCAAGCGCTTGCCAATTTGGGTTTATATTACGCATGGCGAAGGCCCCTAGCTTAACGGCTAGGGGCCTTTTTTGCGTTTAGTACTAAGCTCTAAGCTCTAAGCTTATTATTTAATGCTCTCAACTTTTATAGTATAACCCATTACTTCTCCAACATCAGTCATAGTTCCCACTACAGTTACTTTCTGCTTACTTGTGAATTTTGATACGGCAGATTTTTGTTCTTGAGTAATATTGCACATAACATTGGTCATAGTAAAACTACCATCCATAGGATCAATCGAGAAATACTTTCCACCGCTGTCGATGGTTGATAGTTGACCCGTCACTTCTACGTATCTACCCTTGTACGTTTCACTTGCATTTAATGCATTGGCCTTCAGATCTTCAACAAGTTTGTCTGCTGTTACAATCATTGGGGGAGCCTTTGGCTGTTGCGTAGCGGCCGGGGCTTGAGTAGATGTAGGCGCTGACACAACGGGTGCCGAGGCAGTACTTGCTTTATCCTTATCCCCTAAAGCCGAACCGATGCCGCCAAGGACCAGAATCACCAGAATACCAGTTATGATCTTATGCTTTCCGAAGAAGTTCCTTTGATCCGTCCCACAATTGATGCACTTGTTTACACCTTTGCCTATTTCCTTGCCGCACGCTTTACAGTTTACCAATGCCATTTTTAACCCCAACTCCTTAAAATTAATTTATCAAAACTTAATAGACTTTCCATGGGCTGCGGTGTTTTCCTGCCATCCGACAGGATTAATGGTTTTACGACTATTCTGCAGCGTTCCTTTCATCACCTCCTTGGTGGTGCGTAATAGGTGCTGGAAGGTGGGTAACGAACTTGGCATAGTTATCGTTGCACTTTATCAGGTTCAAGCTGTGGTAGCGCTTTAAGCTTAGTAAATCCTCTTCGGTGTATGGATATAATTCACTTTTTAACTCATCAAAGTTCTTTTTATCACAACCCGAAATTAGCATGTAGGACGCATTGGCGCTTCTGAATTCTTCGCGGATAGATTTAACCTGATTAAGATAGTGACAACTGATAATAGGCTTAAGATTAAATTTAGGGAGTTGGCTTAACTTCAGCTTAAGGAACTTCTCGGCGTTATTCACCTGGTACAGCTCATCGATAATCAAATTTACTTTGGTCATTTTGGATCTTTCCTTGACCTGCTCCTCCCGGATCTGCAGGGCAAGCCAAATCTTTGTCATCCAATAGGTTACATAGACATCCTTTTCGTTATCGGTCAAGAACATCCGTTGTGGCATCTTAATTACTATTAACTGGTTCCTCTGTATCTCCTGCACCAAATCAATGTTATTTTCACTGCCTTTCTTCAACATAGTTTCGATGTAGGCGTTGACCTTCAGCTTTTGTAGTCTATCCACAGCACCGGTGATTAAGTGTGTCTTGGTGCCAACTACCTTGCCTTTCTTATCTACTTCGTCCAGTTCTCTCAAGTAATCAATATATTCTTCCATGTTCTCCATCTGCTCTTTAGATACCACATCGATAAATGCCTTTCGGACTTTATAATTAAGTAGAGTAGCAAACACATCCTTGATATTGCCGTTCGACAAGAATACGACCAAGGCTGCGCTCTCGAAATACCTACCCATTTTCGCAGTAAAGCTCGCATCGTCTGCATTGATACTATCGACAAGTGTCATAAGTAGCGCCGATTGCTCTTTGGCATTTTTATACTGTATAAACGGGTTCGTACTTGGAGGTACTTCGTTATACGCGAGACCCTGCAATGTCTCCCAGTTGTCACAGCGGACCTCAAGAACTTTATCCTTAGAGAAGGCTGAAGCAATCTCATCACTCAGTTGGCAGCTCCCAATGAAGTCTGGGATAATTACGCATTCTCCCGCTTTAATTGCATCCCGAGCTATGTTTGCTAGGAACTTCGATTTCCCTGCTCGGTTCGGTCCGATGAGCACCAGTGAAAGCATTTGGTAATCAAAGTCGGTGCTCATGTAGACCTTTTGCTTATTCCCCTTGAAGGTATTTTCCCCCAGGCACATTACGCCGGTAAGGAGTTCGTCCGGAACCTCACTCTCTAAGGTTTCAATTTTCTCAATAAACTTGTGTTTCGCCAGAAGTTCGCGTCCTGGCAAGGCTAAAAAATTACTACATTCATCTACGCCCACCTTAAGTACTTCTGCACCCTTTACTTTAGTATCCAAGTGATTAAACCTCCCCTTATATTTTCTATGAAGTAAGCTATTGTCTTCGCCGCCTATGCAATCATAGCTTTGGGCTAGAGATTTCGCATTGTTACGTTGCCGTAACTCATCCCTACTTTCACTAAGTACAATAATTTGGGCCTTGAGCACCATGTTTTTACCCTTGATAACTGTGGCATCAGACACAACTTTATGATTAGAAATACTGGATAACGTTTGCTTCAAAATCATTGCGTTATCCTTTTCGTATTTGGCGATGTATTTACCGTCACCTCCAAGCACTTGGCCAACGTCATTTAGTAGACCCGACAAAAGAGAGAACGCCCATTTAGCCAAGTACTTAGGTCCCGCTTTGTTTTTATCCACCGGCTGCTCCATGCGTACCTTCGTTATCGTGGACCTATACTCGCTTAGCCAACTGCGCTGGGATGTAGGGATGAAATTGTAGAATATGCCAACCTTGTCACCGTCCTCCATGATGTCCACTATATTCATGTTGCTTTCCAAGAGTTTATTGCTGCGCTTATCTACCGCTAGGCTAAGGCCATCTTCCTTGGAGTAGGCCAACTGATATATAGTCGAGTCCTCACTAAAGCTCGGAAGCTCATCCACGGGTTTAATAGTTACGCTGTCCCAAGTATCGGACATTTTTTCCCTAATAATGCTCTCGTACTGCTTTGGCACTATAAAGTAAAACTCGATACGCTTCTTTTCGACATAAATGTAGTAGCTAACCTTAGGATTCAAGGCCACGGAAAACTTGGTACCCAATAACTTCTTTCCCATCGCCTTAATTAGTTTCTTGCGTTCTGTCTTTATGATTTGCCGCAATGTCTTGAATAGCGATCCGATAGTCTTGGCAATGTTGCTAGACGTGTTGTTGCGGATCGCATTGTTTGGTGTAAGTCTCAAATATACGTAGGTTGGCTTTATAATCGCCACGTACTCGCTTAGTTTAATAGGCTTCATTACCATTTACCTCCTACTTTAAATTCAAGTGTGGTGCCGGATCGACTGACGTTTTTCCACCATCAAGGCGTATTTCGAAATGTACATGGGGGCCTGTGCTGCGCCCTGTGTTACCGCTTAAGGCTATAACATCGCCCTGTTTTACTGACTGACCTACGATAAGTAATACCTGGCTGTTGTGGGCGTACATTGTCTGTGTCCCGTCCGGGTGATCAATTTCCACTACATTACCAACTATGTTACCGTTGTATCCAGCAAGGCTTATGGTTCCTGCTTTACTCGATCGAACTTTAGTACCTTCCGGTACCGCGAAATCTATACCGTAGTGAAATCCCTCGGGGGAGGAAAGGCGTGGGCCGAAGGGGCTAGATACTGGTCCAACAACCGGGGCGATATATTCACCGCGTTTAACTGTGTCACTACCCCCGTTGACGTCTATGAAAATATTAAGGAGAATGTAACTAACCAGCGCTATACCGACCCATCTAAGCCCCTGCTTGAATCCCCCTACATATAAGAGGATTAATGACGTGCAACCAATCAATGCGACAACATGTGCGTAAGCAAGGAATAATACAGGCTTAGTCATGATCATGGTTACAACGGCTAATATAACTCCACCCTTTAAAGCCGCTAAGATCATGATTTAAACAGCCCCTCTATTTGGTCCAACGCTTGGGGGAGGGCAAGCATAGCGCCAAAGCATATGAGGTATCCAATAAACTGATGTTTTGCTTTTTCATAGTCCCCGTCTAAGACAGACTGGATAGAGTTAACGGACCCTTTACCCAAAATTACATATTTACCTACACTGACAATCTTCCAATAAATACTCATGCCTTTATCGTCAAGGTTTGAAGCTAAAGCCACGGTAGGGGAGAGGAGCATTGCGGCCGCCGTAATTCCGACTTGAAAATAGAAGCTTTTGTGCTTGCGGAAATGGTTGGTTAATCTTAACATTTGCGGAATACCTCCTTTTTGGAATAAAACGGGGTACCTGTCGCATAAAGTTTATAGACGATAAACTTACATAGGCACAGTCTAGGCTCCGTTAGCGGGGGCTTTTTTCTTTGTTTAAGACGTTCTGGTAAGCCCTAACCAAGGATTGACATCGCGCAGTTGCTTGTTCGTTGCCTATTTCACGGTCTATCAGGCTGCGAATGTACCGGCTGGTGTTTCCTTTACCCCTGGTGAATGTAATTTGCTCCGTTGTTAGGGTAACGCTTGTGTTGACGAGCTGGCTCACATTATCAACTCCTTTCGTACCAGCTAAATAATATATACCTGATACATAATATTATTAACCGATGCGGTTAATTACAGTAAAATAATCCCATTCGATGTATAATAATAACCTTTGCGGTTAAACTATGGACAGAGAAAAGTCTCAGGTGCTTTCCTGAGACTCATTGGAAGGAGGATGTTCTTGGTTTTGCAGGCGTTGAGAAATTTCGATTAGCAATTTTAAAAACTGCTTTATTGCTTCGGGATCATTTTTCTCAGGTAATACCCTAATGTATTCCACCCCGATAAAACCAGCCCCTCTCTTTGTCACCTGCTATAATCTCTATGAGTGACATAAGTTGTCCTAAGACAAGAAAGGTGGTCATACTCTAATGGTAAGATGTGCCATATACTGCCGGGTATCTTCCGACGAACAGGTAGAGAAGGGGACGATTGGATCCCAGGTAGACTATGCTAAGCGCTACCTAGAATTACACGGCCCTGAAATGGGCATAACAGAACATGAATTTTACCTGGACGAGGGTATTTCTGGAACTATCGCCCTATCCGAACGCCCCGCTGGGTCTAAATTAGTACTGGACGCTAAAAATAAGAAGTTTGATATCTTATTTATTTACCGGCTAGACCGGTTAGCGCGTAACGTAAAAAACGTACTCGATACCTACGATCTGCTGGAGAAGCAAAATATCGCACTAAAAAGCATGACTGAAGCGTTTGATACAGGTACTCCGACCGGCAAATTTTTCATGACGCTTCTCGCTAGTATCGCGGCATTAGAACGCGAAACCATTCTAGAACGTACCCAGGGGGGAAAGGACCGTAACGTCAGAGAAGGGAAATGGGTATCAGGAGCCCCGCCGTTTGGGTATCGCATCGAAGATAAGAGGCTGGCTATCTACGATCCGGAAGCAGATACGGTACGCCTGATATTTCAGCTGTATGAAGACGGAATGAGTACCGTGGAAGTGGCTAAATACCTGAATGCTAAAGACGTTCTTACCCCAGCTGTGTCTAAGGGTACAAAGAATAAGAGTACGGGAAAATGGCACGCTGGGCACATCTCTATTATTTTGAGAACTACAGCCTATATGGGATCTTACAGTTATCTTAAAAGATCAAAAAGGAAAAGAGATACTATAAAGCTGGAAGTTCCAGCTATTATAGACTATCAAAAATATGCGGATATGCAGGAAAAAATAGTTAAAAACGCGGATGTAGCTAGGGGGAGTAAAAAGCATAACTATCTTTTACGGGGGCTTATTTATTGCTCTAAATGTGGTAGGGCATTAGTAGGCAGCAGCGGAGACAGCAAAAGCGGAAGGGTTTACTACCGTTGTACTGGTACCGTAGAATACGGACAGGGAAAAAAATGTGATACCAAACAGTTAAGAGCTGCCGATGTTGAAAACGCAGTATGGGAGGATATCTACGAGCTTTTATCGCACCCTGAAGAATTGATAGAAGAAATGGAAAAGGAACTGGGGAAAAACAAAGAGTCTAGTGAGCCTCTACAAATTGAATTAGCCGAGGTAGAAAATTTTATCATTGATAAGCAGGCGGCTAGGGGTAAGGTCATAGGCCTAATGACTCGGGGAAAATTAACAGAGCAAGAAGCTGAGGAAGCCTTAGAAGAATTGGCTAACGAATTAGGGTCTTTGAATTCACGGAAGGAATTTCTATTTGACAAGATAAATAACGCGCAAAATTTTGAAGGCAACGTACTAAACGTACGTCTAGTGATCGATGCAGTACGTGATCATTTAGACGAGTTAACCGAAGAAGAAAAGTCTGCTCTTGTCCGGGCCATGGTGCGCCGAGTAGAGGTAAAAACTGTATTAAATGAGGCTGGAAAATGGGACTCGATAGTTACGGCTCAGTATTATTTTTTTCATGGTATGGAGTTAAGCATCTCAAGAAATGCGCAGAACCATACCACACTTTATAACATAGAGAGTACATGGATATTCCATGCATTCTCTAGAAAAAACGGAGAAAGAGTTAGATGGCGCTAGTGATCAGGTTAAGCATAGCGGCAGCCGATTTTCTCGCTGAAGAGTTAGCCTTAATCTCAAAATCAGTGCCTTGGGCATCTAGACCTATGAAATAGTGTCCTGGGGGTAAGTCGTGTTTGATATGGTGCATTTCGTGGGCTAGAACTTCGGATTGAGCTTCTGGAGATAAGGTGTCTGCAATAAATATGTGATACGTACCCTTTTTCGACAAGTAGACAAAGCCCTTCACGCCTTCGCCCATGTAGACTTGATGACAAACTATGTTTTCACTCAAGTCGATTCTACTAACGGTTTGTTCCATATTGTCACCTTCTATCTTAATTTGTCGGACACCCTTTAGATAGAAACACCCGCCGAAATTAATCGGCGGGTTTATTCATTGGACTCTTCATCCTCAACAATTTTTATATACTTAATAATACGTTTAATCGTTTCTTTTTTTAGGGGCTTCACTTGCTTGAATAAAATTTGTAATTCTTCTCTAGTGGTCAGGTCGTTAAAAAACTCCAATAACTCTGTATCATCGGCTAACGCTTCTTGTATTTTTTGAGTTGGGGTTATGCCTAGTAATATATAGTCAGTAGATACTTCAAATACAGAAGCTAGTTTTGCGACATCTTGAGCATCTATTATCTTTGTGTAACTGCGCTCCCAGTTAGAGATCATTTGATTAGTTATACCTATTTTTTCGGCTAATTCGGACTGTAGCCAACCCCGATTAGTACGTAATTCACGTATTCTTTCGCCTACGTCTTTAGCCAATGAATTCACCTTTTCCCCTTATATTTTAAAGTATATTTTAGCATTAAAACTGTAGCACTTATATAGTATTAACGAAAGTAGATAATATATGCACGTTTATGTAAATTTATTCTTGACATTATCGGTTACGGTTAATATAATACGAAATAAGCAAGTAACGAATGCGGTTAATAAAGGGAGTGGTAAAAAGTGATTAACGCTAGGGTAAGGCGTGTACGAAAAGCAAAAGGAGTTATGACGAATTTTATGGCTGAACAACTGGGCCTTACACGGCAGCAGTATAACAACATCGAAAGAGGCATAGCTGGAATAGACGCGGACCGTCTTGAAGTTATCGCAGGATTATTGCATGAAGAACCAGGTATTTTTTTTAAAGATTCATTAACGAATGCGGTTATTGAAAGGGTAAAAGGTGGGAGAATACGTGGCAACCATCGTAGAGCGGACATATCCACGGCAGCCGGACCCGGAGGCGGTAAATAAATTAGCGCAAGTAATTCTTAAGATCGGACTACGGATTCTAAATGACGCCGCTAAAAAGAGTTTAGATAGTGAAAACGTTGGCCACGTTGAGAGGAGGTGAAAACGTGAAATTAATCGATCAAGTTTCCACGCAACACGGAATACCAAAGGAAACCCTCGTAAACGACTACTGCGTAATGGGATACACCAAAACGCCTCAAACCCATTGCGAGGAAAGGGAAAGTAATTGTAAGCAGTGCTGGGATCAAGAGGTGAGGCCCGAGGAAATACCCATAAGGCAATACTTTGATTCTCGCGGCCATGTCTACTTCGTACGTGCCGGTTTAGGTGAAAACTGTTTTAAAACCTTCTGCCGCAAGCCTGACAAGGCTCCGGGGTATGGGGAACACGGGTGCAGGAATCTACCATGGAGAACAACTCCAGAAGAAGCCCAAAAGGATCTCGACGCCTTAGCTCTCCGGAAGAAGTGGAAGGAGATTACTTAACGATGGACCACACTCAAGCCGTATTCCTGGGCCACTTTATTCCTATGCTGATTTACTTTTGGGGGTGGTGCTGGTACCAATCGGAGAAACGCAAAAAGGCCTGTCGATGCGTCAACATCAACAGGCCGTAAGGGAAATCATTCAATGTCAGTATACCAAATTAGAGGGGGAAAAGAAATGATTCGAGGTTTCAAAGGTTTTGACAAGGACATGGCGTGCAGAGGGTTCCAATTCGCTGCAGGTGGCGAATATGAAGAGGCCGATGCCGAAGCTTGCCGAAAAGGGTTCCATTTTTGCGAAGAGCCACTTGATGTTTTTAACTACTACCCTCCTTGCGATAGTCGGTACGCAACGGTAGAAGGTGACGGTAAAACAGATAAAGACGGTGACGACAGCAAAGTTGCTTGTACTAAATTAAAAGTCGGCGTGGAGATCGGTCTGAAAGGGATTATCGAATTTGGTCTAAAGTTTATCCTGGACCGCGTGGACTGGAAAGACGCTAAGGAATCCAACACAGGCTACCAGAGCGCTGCCACGAACACAGGCTACCGGAGCGCTGCCACGAACACAGGCGACCAGAGCGCTGCCACGAACACAGGCTACCAGAGCGCTGCCACGAACACAGGCT